AAAAACTCCGATGGATCAGTTCTATGAAATGTTACCTTATGCACGTCCCTAATATGGAACGCTATGTTTCCACATATCTTCCACAAGACAATCACATCGATCACAAGGTTGAAGATTTGATTGCCGAAGGTGCTCGCGTGTTTTATCGAGACCTGAGGGAGCATATAGAAATTAATAGGTCTACACATTCTACAATAGGTCATTCAGAACACGGTGACCCGGACTTTTTTTCCCGCCAATTTCCGGACACCAGTGCGCGCGAACTCGTAGGTGGGTTCTAGGACGATTCGTGATTCGTCACCGCATAGACGGACAAAAAATTCCTTCTTCGGTTTTCCAAAAAACTCAAGCGACGCACACACCCGAAGGGTCGACGCGACACAACAGGACGCACTGCGCGCAACGCACCTGCTCCGACAAAACACTCACTCTCACTCGCAAGAACGATGCCATCATTCATTCCTCCGAAGGAGTTCAGAAACTTATGCATTCACCACGAGACGAAGACGATCTCGACCATCATGGCTGAACACGTCGACAACGAAGACGAAACTAACTTGTTCGTCCTCCCGGACGCCCAGCGTGACCCGACGAAGGGTTGGAGCGAGAGACAGCGTCAAGAGTACATCGAATCTCTTCGATGCAACCTCACGAGTGATCAAAACTGGCTCATCAACGTGGTCAGCGCGACGGACACGTACGAACTCCTCGACGCTGGGCACCGGCTGGAGACGGTCAAAATGTTTGACCGGTCGGAGATTCCCGCCCTCGATGGTCGATATTTGAAAGATATGAGCAAGAAAGAGGTATCATATTGGAAGCACAAGATTGGTATCAAACTCTGTTTCTACCACGACCTGACTGCGGAACACAAGCAGGTGCTCTTCAACAGACGTAATCAAGGTCTCAGTATGTGTGACGGTGAGCAGCTCAACTCCAGACTATTCACGTCGACGTTTATGAAATATCTCAAACACGATGTGTTGCCTCGATACCAGACGCCGCTCGCACGCGTGTCCAGTGGTTCGAACGAACGCGAAAAGGAATTGTTCACGCTCTTCCGATTGGTCAACCGAATTCTCAACCCTGGGACGACGGCAAAGTCGAACAAGGAGTTGGTCGAGAAGGCACTCCCCGAGTGTGAACGAATCATCGAATTACCATCGTGGAAAACCAACAAGAAAAACGATGTCATCACGTTTTTGGATACACTCTTTGATATGTTTGAAGGGCGATTGCACTACAATATGGAAGTCATGAAAAAACGCTCATCGGAAGGTAAAAAAGATATCAAGGACAAAACCCTGTATTCCATCACGGAGTTATACACCGTGCTCGAGTGGTTGATGAACGATTTCAAACCCCTTTCCGAATTCCTCAACATGGACACCACCGCACACAAAACCATCTTCAAGCGTGCCGTCAAGGAGTTCTTGCTCATCGGGTGGAAGGGTCTCAATACCGAAGACAAGACTGTGTGGTGTGAGAAATGGTCACACGGCACCGATTGTGGACGCAACGTCGATCACTCGATCAAGAAGACCGGTGCATTTTACGAATGGCTCGATGAGAACTTTTCACGTTTGATTCAAAATCACGTGGACAAGGGTCGCAAAAATCTGACCCCGAAAAAACGTCCGTCCTACCGCCTTTAAAGATATTTTAGTCTCCGACGCGCGAAAGTCATGCAATAAGTAAACCACTCAACACATGCCGACGCTCGACCTCGATGCGATATGCAACCCACCGCCGACGGAAGGGTACAAGTTCGTACCTCAGCCGATCTATCGCTTCGACGACTACATCGCACTCTACGAGCGACACTGTAAGGCGGTCGGGTACCCGTTCGACCCGTCGCGCTTCGACCCAAAGCTGTACAAGTACGTACCACCGGAGCAAACGGTCAGTTCGGTCAAATACCCGTTTTCCTCGCACATCTCCGACAGGATCCATGTACACCTCGAGGTCGAAGAAGAGACAGAAAGAATCAGCATTGTCGTGAACACCGCCCTTCACGACCTCTACGAGAAATATTGGTCGAAGAACGAGCAGCCACCGCTGAACGAACTTGTCGTCGCGTTCAAAAAGCTTGGTGCCGATGATACATTTTTGAAAAAAATCATCAAACGGCACGATAAAATTCGGTCTGTCTGTAAAAAATTTGACATCGACAAGGCGTTCAAACCGAAATCGAAACCGAAGAATTCGAAGAAGAAGAAAGAGGAAGTACCGCCTCCAGACGAATTCGAAGAAGACCACGAAGAAGAGGAGGAAGAGGAAGAGTTCGAAGGTATGGATGTGGAAGAAATCGAGGACGATGAGGACGATCAGGGTGATGAGGAATTCATAGAAGAGATGGATGAAGACTAATTTCCTGTTGTAACATTAAGGATGTTCAGTACCTACGTGATCAACATGGAGGCTCAGCCCAAGAGGTTTGAGACTCAGAGACACTATCTCCGCGAGACCGGAATCGACCCCGTCCGCGTGCACGGGTACGCGTACGACGAAATCCCGAAATGCGAACTCGAACGTTTCTTCAAACCTCACGCCCGAGTGGTGATGCCCAAGAGTAACATCGGGTGTTGCTATTCGCACCTCAAAGCGCTCGAACACTTTCTCTTGAATGGGATCACCCCGGTCGCCTTGATTTTGGAAGACGACGCCTACCCACTCTTCATCGATCGACGATACCTGGAAGACAAGCTCCGAAACGGGAAGATCGATTGGGATTTCCTCTTCCTCCACTGCGACGGGTTCTGTCCGGAAGGTGGTGGGAAACCGGGTCGACTGTCCGCCTCCGCAGCGGCGTATTTCGTCACCCGCGACGGCGCGCGCAAGGCGCTCTTGCACAAGTACTCCGACCATTTCGACATGGACTCTTCCAGGATTCCGGGTGTGCGAAAGATGATTGACGGGGAGAATGCGTTCTGGACGGACGAAGATAACGTCATGACATCCGAGAAGAGTACGAACAGGAACACCCGACGGTGTCCAGATGCTCTCGCGAATATCAAAGGGAACAGGGGTGAGAAAAATCTGTGTCACGCGTTCGCGTACAGACTGATTCGCCTCGGGCCTATCACGTTGGACACATTCCACGTCCTCGTGCTCGTCGGGTTAGGTACTCTCACACTCACACTTAAAAATCAGTGACGTGTCTTTAGCACCATGGAATTCATTCGTAAGAGGTTAGATTTGGGTAGAAGCAAGTACGGACACGGGGTCCGTACCCGAGACAATCCTCAAACGTGGGGGACGGACAAGGACAGTTGGTACGAGATGGCGGAGGAAGAATTCGCCGACGGCGTCGTGTACATCTGCGCCGATTACATTCGTAAGTTTGAAACACCCAACGAGGAGGGTGACGATAACCAACGCATTCTCCAACTACTCGAGTCACCCTCGCTCATGGTGAAGAGTGACGAACATCGACGAAAAGTTGAGACGTTGATGAATTTAATTTCTGTATAATTAATACTACAATGGTGAAAAACCTTCTGTCACCTATCACCGGTCCGACGGAGTCGCTCATCAAGGCGCAGCCGATTTTGTTCACCCTCATCATTCTCTACCAAGGGTTGTTCTCAGGCAACGCCATCTCCGTTCCAAAAAAATTGAAGACTATGTTCGACAGTCGACTCTTCAGATACGTGTCTCTTCTCGCGATCGCGTTCAGCGCGACGCAAGACATCGAGTACGCCATCATCTCGACCTTTCTGTTTTTGACGATTATGTATGTCATCAAGACTCCGGAGGAACGCAAAAAGAGTGGTTTTATTTAATAGCGGTTGGTGTACCGTTTTCTTGTCCCTCCACATAGGTAATCATTTCCAAAGGGTTTGGGGGGATTAAGTATGGGTGCGGAGCAAGCTAGGCAAAATCAGACTGAGTTAGCGGTTTGGATTACATTATATATCAAGCTAGGCAAAAACAGACTCAATGTATTTAGTAACGGGCATATTGTTCAGAGTCAATACTGTATGCTCTGTATCGCGGATGAGTATACTTTTTATCAAACTTCCACATGGACCCTGTTACAGAATTCGGTAGAAACATATTGGTACCATTATTGGTACCAACTGCCTTATGTCTGGTGATGAATGAGTCTACACAGTCTTCAGGATCCAGCAGCTCGAATATGAGTTCCTTGTGCCCCCTTCTAATGATTTTAAGGGATTGAAACGCATCTCGGAGAGCTGACTCGACGCCGTCACGGCGAACCTCTGCTTCGTGATTTAGTTTTTCTTTCAAACTTCGAACAAAATCAATCGCAGAAGATTGAGGCCGGTCAAGACACCCGAATATACTGCACTCTCCATCATACATGTTTGGGTTACCAACACAGTCATGGATCATAACGATAGACTCGTCGTCGACATCACCAGTCCAAGTGTCTGCTACCATAAATTTTCTACAATGTTTGCAAGCCGGTGGTTGTTTCTTCGAAGCACAGTGAATGCACGCTGAAGGGTCTGAATTCGATCTCTGGAGACTCTCTTCAAACGAAAAGAAGCAGTACCGACACATACAATCAATTGTCTTTTCCGGTTTGATGTAGGTGTGCGTTCGGATCGGCTCAAATTGCTTGAGAGCGTCTGGCACACGTTCCAAAACATACCACTTTCGCTTGTCCGCATCCCACCGAGCACCGTGGCTCTTCGCAAAGTCTTTGTCACGGTAATTGACGTCAAGATAAATCCTTTTTTTATCAGTTTTACCGGAACGTTTGTAATAGACATCCACCTCTCTCACACAGTCTCTCGCCCAGTGCCCCTTGTTGCCACATTTTTTACACGTGTCGTTCGCGCGTGAGGTCATTTTCATTTTTATGCGTCGAGTTGTGGCGTTGACTTGACCTCCACTCACGCTTTTCATTACAGGTCGAATTTGAAATTTCAAGTTTTTGAATTTTCCCGCCCAAAAAGAAAGATTCGCCCACGGGACGCGCATCCTCAGAATCGCGCGCGCCATGGTACGAACACCCGAGCGCCCGACACGACGCGGGACGCCGTGGACAATCGAAGAGCACAATGCCTTCCTCAAAGGTCTCCGACATTTCGGCAAGGGTCGATGGAAAGACATCTCGATCCATTTCGTCCCTTCGCGCACGTGCACGCAGATAGCCTCCCATGCACAAAAATATTTTCGACGCATGGAAGCGTGTCCGGGTAAGAAGCGCAAGAGCGTGTTCGACATCCCACTCGACGAAGGATCCGGTGAAAGCCCGTGCGTGACGCCACCGCAGGACGTGTCCGACGTGGAAGACGTCGTCGCCCAAGGTGCACCGGATACGCGATACGTCCCCATCAAACCCAAGCCTATCCGTCCAGCGCTGGCGCTTCCGCAATTCGAAAATATGACGCACTTGCTCTTATACCATTATTGTTTATTAACATCGCGACGTACATTACAAGCACGCTATCCATTGTATTCAGAACATTAAGGAAATTTATGTCTCACACCTATCGATGCGCCTAATTTGAAAAAATTCAATACCCGACTACATTACCAACATGCTGGCTGCAATTTGGTCTGACTTAGACAAACTCTTATCACAACAACGCGAAAACGAAAAGCCGGCACAACAAAACTTGGTGAAGAATTTTTGTGTGGAATGTCACGGGGTCAAGGTGATTTCCCCGGAGGGATTGCCCACGTGTTCGATGTGTGGGTTGGTGGAAGACTCGTACATCGATCAGAGTCCAGAGTGGACGAGCGGGCTCACGGACGACGGTCGGGTATCGGATCCTAGTCGATGCATTCACCCGAACGCGAACCCTGATTTGTTCAGTGCGTCGTGGGGAAAGTCGACGGTCATGTCGACGACGTCCAAGAAGGTGTCGAGATACGAAAATCGACGCCTTTCTCGAATCAATCTACACATGAGCATGAACCACAAGGATCGCACACTCTACCACGCGTACAAAGAGATCGACGAGGCGTGTCACTTACACCTGCCGGACAACATTCTCTCGGACGCGAAGCGATTCTACAAGTTTTTCACCCAACAAAAGCTCACGAGGGGTGGGGTCAGGAAGGGTGTGAAAGCCAACTGTGTGTTGTTAGCTTGCAAGCACCACTCCTTCCCCCGAAGCGCCGAGGAGGTGGCGACTATGTTTCACATAGACATCAAAGACGTGACGCGCACGGCACAGCTCGTACGGGACGTCATGCGCGGAGAGTCGAATGCATCTCCGCGGGCGACGTCGTCCACGGCGACGAAACCTCGGGACATAATGCAGCGCTTGTTCAATCATTTTGATGCGACCAGGGAACAGAGATTCGCGTGTAACAAATTATGCGCGGACGTCGAGGATTGTGTAGAACTCATGTCGAAGACGCCCAAAAGCGTGGCGTCGACGTGCATTTACATGATCTTGCGAGACCAGGTCACAAAGGCGAAGGTGTGTGAGGTGTGCGGTCTGAGCGTTCCTACCATCAATAAGATTGAGATCCTCGTGAAAAAGCACTTAGAGTCGAAAATGTAATTTTACTAAATCATGTCAGAGATTAAACTGTTTGTTAGCACCCCGTGCTATGGTGGACAATGCCTTGACAAATATTTCACCTCGATGATTCGTTTGCAAATCCTCCTCATGAAGAGAGGGGTTCAGATGTATCTTGACACTACTGAGAACGAATCCCTCGTGCAACGCGCCAGACAGGTCGCCCTCGCGCGCTTCTACCAAAAGACGGACGCGACGCACTTTTTATTCATCGACGCCGACATCGAGTTCGATCCGCAATCGGTCATCTCGCTTCTCGAGGGTGGTCACGAGGTGAGCTGCGGGGTGTACCCGAAGAAGGTCATCATGTGGGATCAGCTGGATAAGGCGGTGAAAGAGAACGACACCCGATCGCCCATCATGTTGAGTTCATCCCTCGTTATAAACTTTGGTGCGCAACAGCGACCGGTGCAGAATGGGTTCGTCGAGGTCTTGGACGCCGCGACGGGTTTCCTCTTGATCAAACGCGAAGCGGTCACGAAAATGCACGAGGCGTATCCCGAACTGTACTGCGTGAACGATCACCAGAATGCCGATTTCAAGAACTACTACGCCCTGTTCGATTGCATGATTGACCCGGATTCGAAGCGATACCTGAGTGAAGATTATTCGTTCTCGAGACGATGGCAGAAGATCGGTGGGAAGGTCTACGCCCACGTGCACACGACGCTCGGACACGTCGGTAATTTACCATTCGTCGCGAAGATGGACGATCGGCTTAAAAGCGAGACCGTAGCATGATGTAAATGAAGTTCACGACCATCATCGTCACCAGGAATTCCGCCGCGCACGTGAAGACTCTTCACACCGTGCTCAAACTGAACATCCGTACGATTCGAGCGGGTATCAAAAATGAATTATGTTTCGTGAACGACGACCCGTTCGAGATCGCGGACGTCATTCAAGACCGAATGAAAACGTGTGAACGAATAGTCATGATTCATTACGGCGTCAACATCGACGAAGCTACGATCGACTATTTCTGTGGCGATCGCGCACTCGAAGGCATAGGCGTCCTCGTGTTCCCGGCGGCGAAGGAAAAGATCGACTGGGATCGCTTCGTCGAGGTGACGAAAAAAGGCACGAGCGAACCCATGCACCAGCGCGCACTCGAGTTCGACACGAACGTTCGCCAAGAGATGTCACCAAGTCTTTGGTCGATCAACGGTACAGAAGCGAAAACTTGGGTGATGAATTGCAAGAACGTTCGCAAAAAGATTGACAAAATCGTCGCGGGCAAACCCGGTCGGATTTTTGAAAAATTACGAGAACAGGGTGTGAAGATCGTCGCATACACAGCCGCCACTGTGACTATGACGTTCGCCCACGAAT